CAACACTGCTCCAGAAAATATGATGATGTTTGACAAGTTTAGACAACTTGCAGACGAACAAACAGGCATACCTAGTTACTCTCATGGGCAAACGGGTGTACAAAGTATGACAAGGACAGCTTCTGGTATGTCCATGTTATTAGGGGCTTCTAGTTTAAACATAAAGACTGTGATAAAGAATCTTGATGATTTTTTATTAAAGCCTTTAGGAGAATCATACTTCCAATGGAACATGCAATTCTTTGAAGGTGGTCTTGATGTTAAAGGTGATTTAGAAGTTAGAGCTACAGGAACAAATAGCTTGATGCAAAAAGAAGTACGAAGCCAAAGGTTGACTATGTTCTTACAAACTGCACAAAGTCCGGCTATTGCTCCTTTCGTTAAGATTTCTAAACTTGTAAGTGAACTAGCCTATAGCTTAGATTTAGACCCTGATGAAATACTCAATGACCCTGAAGAAGCAGCTATTATGGCTCAAATAATAGGAATGCAAAATGCTAACCAAACAACAGGCGAAGAAGCTAACCCCGGTGGTCCACAACCCGCAGGTATGGGAGGCTCTGAAGGAGCACCTCAATCACCTCAAGAACTTGGACCAACAGGCACTGGTGGTGGCAACATCGGAACAGGAGATGTTCCGGTTGCAGGGGAAACTACGTTCTCTGGTACACCTAGAGCAGTTGGAGGAACAGGTCAAGGAAGCCCTGAATAGAATAGAGGATTAAAATGGCTAAGAAAAAATTAACAGACTTAACAGGCGATGGTAAAATTACTCAAGCTGATGTACTCAAAGGTAGAGGTGTTTTCCAAGAAGGCGGTGACGTAGACAATCAAATGGAAATGATGCTTGGGGGAGTTGAAGAGGTTGAAGAACCTATGGTTCCTGATGAACAAATGGAAGAAGATTATGTAGACTATGTTGTACAAGAAACATTGTCTAATCAAGATAGAAATTATTTAATAGATGCTCTCGAGAAAGACGACAGACTAAGTGAAATATTCGACCAAGTAGTCGAGAGCGCAACAGAATTTACAGGTTCTGGAACCGTTGAAGGTCCCGGAACTGGTAGGTCCGATTCGATACCGGCAAGGTTATCGGATGGTGAGTTTGTCTTTACTGCTAAAGCAACTGAAGAACTTGGAGCTGACAATTTAATGTCAATGATGAGAGAAGCAGAACGTGAAGCAGATGAAAGACAACAAGCTCAAGATGGTGGGCTAATAGAAGAGGAAGAAACTGTTACAATGCCTGTTGAAAAACAGCCAGTGCAGCAGGATATTAGAGTTCAAAAAGAAACTGTTGGAGCTGCTGCAGGAATGCAGGAGCAATCAGAACTAGTTGATGATGAACTTAAAAAATCTATGCTTTCTACTAGGCCATACGTAAGGAGCTAACAACCGATAAAGCTACCCTAGGCATAGGCACTTTATCACAATAATAACCGAAAGGCTACCTTTACAAGACAAGCCCTGCAAGTGCACACGCAGCTACCTTGTTAAACGAAGCCCTGAGTAGGAGAAAAGAAAATGACTGAACAAGTCGTACAAGAGGAAGAAGTTCAAGCTAATCCTTATAATAAAAACAAAGCTTGGCACAAAGGAGACGATAAACCTTTTGTTTCATCAGAAAGTTTATTTTACGCTGAAACTCCAGAGAAATCTGAAGTAGAGGAAGTAGAAGAAGTAGAAGCGGTTTCAGAAGATAAACCTTATAAGAAGCCTGACTACAAAAAACGCTATGATGATTTAAAGAAACATTATGATAGTAAACTTAATGAGTTCAAAAGTCGAGAACAAGAGTTACTGGAAGAAGCTACTAAAAATAGAACTGAATACAGAGCTCCTAAAACTGAAGACGAGTTAGAACAATTTAAAAAAGAATATCCTGATGTGTATGAAGTCGTAGAAACTGTTGCTCACTTACAAAGTGAATCTAAAGCAAAAGTTCTAGAAGAACGCCTTAGTAAACTCCAAGAAAGAGAGCAAGATTTAATACGTCAAGATGCAGAAAAAAGGTTAGTTGAAAAGCATCCTGATTTTGAAGATATCAGAAACAGTGATGAGTTTCATGGGTGGGCAACACAGCAACCACAGTCTATCCAAGATTGGGTATACAGTAATAGCGATGATGCAGACCTAGCTTCTAGGGCCCTTGATTTATTTAAAAGAGATTTAGGATTGGATGTTTCTCAAGTAAGAGAGTCATCTTCTAAACCAACGACTCAATCGGCTGCTGATATGGTTTCTACTAAAACAACAAGTGTAGAGCCTAAACAGGAAAAGATTTGGTCAGAAAAGGAGATTGCTGCACTCAGCATGGATGAATTTGATAGATACGAACAAGAAATCAGTTTAGCTATGCAAGAGGGTAGAATCGTAAAATAAACTATAACTTAAAGGAGAATGTATCATGGCTCAATTTTTTGAACCTTCAACGGATACCAACGCAAACTTTGCTAACTCCGTAAGTGGACAGACTAATAGTTTCTTTTTACCTTCGGTTTACTCTAAAAAGGTTTTAAACTTTTTTAGAAAAGCCTCGGTAGTTGAAGCTATTACGAACACCGACTATGCCGGTGAGATTTCTGCTTTCGGAGACTCAGTAAAGATTATTAAAGAGCCAGTAATTTCTGTATCAGCGTATACAAGAAATACTGACACAACTGAAACTAGACTGACTGACCAAGAACTTAACTTGGTAGTTGACCAAGCAAATGCTTTCAAATTCATCGTAGATGATATTGAAACTAACATGTCTCACGTCAACTTTAAAGAGGTCGCTACTTCATCAGCTGCTTACTCATTGAAAGATGCGTATGATGCTGCTGTAATAGCTGAGATGTTCTCAGGAGTTTCTTCATCATCTCCAGACCACGTAATAGGTTCTGACAGTGCTACTGCTGATGCTACTATGGCTCACGCAACTAACTCTGTTGACCTACTTGGTTCTGATGGAACTGGTGTAGACGCTTTAGACCTAATGGCTAGAATGGCTAGATTACTAGACGACCAAAACATACCTGAAGAAGGTAGATGGTTTGTTGCACCTCCTTCGTTCTACGAAGAGTTGTCACAGTCTGGTTCTAAACTTCTATCTGTTGACTTTAACGCAGGTCAAGGCTCAATCAGAAATGGTTTAGTATCAACTGGAAAACTACGTGGATTCGACATGTACAAATCCAATAACATTGCTGCTACAAGTAATGCTACTGGTAAAGTACTTGCAGGACACATGAGTTCTACAGCTACTGCACAAACTATTCTTTCAACTGAAGTGTTGAGAGACCCAACTTCGTTTGGTGACATAGTTCGTGGATTGCATGTATACGGAGCTAACGTACTTAGAAGCGAAGCTTTAGTATCTGCTTTTTACGTAGTAGACTAATAAAACCCGGAGGGGTCTTCGGACCTCTCCACCCTTTAAGGAGATATATTATGCCAATGGGAAAAGGAACATACGGGTCAAAAGTTGGAAGACCTAAGAAAAAAAGAGAAGACATGATGGGCGGCGGGATGATGTATGGGAGCAAGCCTCGTAAGAAAAAAGGAACTGGTGGTCGTATGATGTATAAAGATGGCGGCATGCCTAAACTAAAACCTAATTAAGCATGGCTAAAGGTGTAAAACATTATAAAAGAGATGGTACTGAGCACAAAGGCACTATGCATAAAATGCCTAATGGTCAGCTACACACAAACAAATCTCATACTAAAACAAGTGTAAGACTTTTTCATTTTAATGAGTTAAGTAAAACCGCAAAGAAAAAAGCTAAAGGTAAAAAATAATGGCAACAACATTCCTAACACTAACAAATGATGTTCTTAGAGAACTGAATGAAATTGAATTAACTTCGTCTACGTTTGCTAGTGCAACAGGAATACAAAACTTTGTTAAAAATTCTATAAATAAATCTATTAATGATATTGCTAACGAAGAACCACAACTTCCGTTCTTTGCAGTTGCAGCAAGCGGAGGAACAGACCCTTTTTATGGCAACGTAACTGTAGCAACTACAGCAGGGATTAGATGGTATTTATTAAAAGATGGAAGTAGCAGTATTACAACAGACTATGCCTCAATAGATTGGGATGACTTTTATATTACAACTATAAATGTAAGTGGAGAAACAGCTCCTTTTGTATCTAAAGGTTTAGACTATTTAACTTTATCAGATTGGACCAGTCGTTTAAGAGATTCTGAAAACGCAGATGATTCAGATTCACAAAGCTATGGAGAGCCTCAATATGTTATTCGTAGCCCGGACCACAGGAAATTTGGATTAAGTCCCATACCTGATAAAGTTTATAATGTTCATTTTTATGCATACAATGCTCCTACAGCATTATCTGCTTTTAGTGACGAGATAGTTTTTCCAGACCAATATTCAAATGTAATTACTGCTAGAAGTAGATATTATGTATGGCAATTTAAAGAAAGCCCACAACAAGCTGCATTTGCTTTAGAAGATTATAAAAAAGGATTAAAGCATATGAAATCAAATTTAATTAATCCTTCGCCCACTTATATTACAGACGATAGGAGATATTTCTAGTGGCACAGTCGCAACCTTATACAGTTGCATGTGATGGTGGTTTAGTTAAGTCTGCTAACTCAATAGACTTATTAAGAACTCCCGGTGTAGCTAGAGAGCTTAGAAACTTTGAAGTATCTACAGAAGGTGGGTATAGACGCATAAATGGTTATGCTAAGTTTGGTGGAAGTAGTGCAGTACAGCCAACAGGAGGCACAGCAACTATCCTTGGTGTATTCCCATATGCTGATGGAGTTATTGTAGCAGCAGGTACAAATATTTATTTTAGTAATACAGGTACAAGTTGGTTACAAATAAATAGAAGCTCCGTAGATGCTAGCGGAGATAATCATACAGCTTTTACAGGACGTAGTGTATTAGCAAGAACTGGACAAGGGCAATGTCAATTTACATTGTTTGAAGGTGCTACGTTTGATTATGGCCAAGTCATTATTGCTGATGGCGCTAATAAACCTTACAGTTTTAGAATGGAAGGTACTGGTGCTTTAAACACCAGAACATTTTTTGCGGAAGAAATAACAGTTACCGGAACAAAACATGTAAAATATATTACAACTCACGATAAGCATTTAATTGCTGCAGGAGT